GTGCCGAAGCGGTCCGAGGAGTTGGTGTTGGTCGCCTTGACGTAGCGCATCTGGCCCGTGAGGTCGGGGGTGCTGCGCGTGACGGTGATCAGATAGGCCCGCCCCGTGGTTCCGTCCGGAGACGTCCTTGAGCACTTGCCCTTCGCCGGATGCAAACGAATAGAGAGCTTGCAGGCCGTCGGGAAGGTGGACGTCGCCTCCAGTAGAGAGAAGCAGGATTGACATGGATCGTTACTCGAAGGAGCGAAACATGAGAGTAAATGTGCGGTCGCCGGTCTCGTTGACGGCGGCTTCCGCAGCATCGAGATGGGTCAGGCGAACGTGGCGCGCTCCCAGCATTTTGGTCGGATCGATCGCTACGTACGATCCTGCCGCGGCAGGCACGACGAGACTTGCATCCCCGTCCCGAATTCCAACGAACGCCAGGTTGTCCTCGCTCGCTTGGATACCCAGCGACTGTGCGTCGATCGGCGAAGGGCAATACAGGCCGACTAAGGTGTCTGTGCCCAACTCGAGAGACGCCGACTCGCTTGCGCCGCCGACGGTCACCACTTGACCAGATTTGATTTGAGCCATCTGAAGAATCCCCCTTGATATACGACTACTCTTGCGGCCACGCTATTGGCGGAACGAACGGATGGCGCTTCTCGGGTACGACGCCTCGGTCGAGCAAGCGCAGCTGATATTGCGCCACGACCAGTTGCGATGCGTTTAGCGCCGTCCAGGTCATCGCCTCGAAGTCTCGAATACCCGATTCTGGAAACCGGGTCATCCACCCGTAGCGTCCCTCGTAGTGCCTTGGACGACCGAGACCCCAGTACTCGAAAGCAGCGGTTGCCTCCACCCAATCACCTGCTTGCGTCCACTCTGGATACCCGGCTCGTTTGAAGTGTCTAAGCGACTGTTCCCAGAGGCCTACGGCGGTGCGAAAAGCGAGACTCGGGTTACCGGCTGAGTGGTAGTCCTGAGATTGGGGGCGAGGACCGAACAGTTCGCTGAAGCCTGGAGGCAGAGAAGCTTCCTCCACCTCCGCCCTCGTCCTTGTCCATGGGGCTTCTCCCGTGAATGGGTTGGTCAGCCACCACTTGCCGCCGAACTCAGAGGGCGCTTGGCGGTAGGGGCCGACAGGATGTCTCCAGTGATCGGGCACGGTGTCGAATACAGGCGTCATAGGTCCTCCCTAAAGTTCGCTGACCACATCGTTGACCGGATGCATGTGCAACATGGCTTCTCGTACCGCCGAAGCGATTTCGCCGGAGCGATCCATGAATGAACGAGAGTCCATCGCATCCACGTTGACGACTACCGCCGGCGCCGTGGGCGGGCGCTCTCCCACGGCTCGGACGTTGCCCCGGTCCCCACGTACTGCTCGGGGAAGCGCGAAGGGATGTCCCTCGCCGTTGACGGCCGACACATGGATTGGCGGAGGCGACTCGAAAGCCCGTAGCTCTTCCAGCTCTTGGCGGCGCTTTCCGAACAGCTTTAAGATGGACGAGCCCAAGGGCGCGAGGCCAAGGCCGCTGGTGAGTAGTCCGAGAGCTCCTCCGCCGCCGGATGCGTCTCTCAACAACCCGCCTGCGACGCCCGCCAATCCCCTCTTTGCCGCCGATGCGCTCGTCTGGAGCGCGGAGGTGTTCTCCGTGACGCCTGCGGCGAGTTCCCGCAGTGCTCTCGTCGTCGCCTCAAGCGCTGCGCTCCCTGGAACTCCCGGCAGATCACCAGAGAGTCGTTGTGATTCCGGGAGGGCCGCCCGTACGATCGCGCTAGAGGACGGCGAGTCGGTTGATTGACTGACTTCGACCCGAAACGACGCCTTGGAGCGGCGTCGCAACTCGCCTGCGAGACGTCTCAGCTCTTCTGCGGTTCTGTGTTGTGACCCTGCGAGCTCATCCAGTCGGTTCGCCATTCGTGTCCCCCTCTATGAACTGCGCTTCCACTTCCAGAACCACCTGTGCGTCGACGGTCCGCGCCGCTTCATTTCCCAGGTCCGCCATGGGAGCTGAGAGCCGCCGTCGAACTGCAAATTCCTCGATCCACCCCCAGGAGTTGGCGGTGATATAGCTGACCGGACACTCTTCTGTGGACAGTCGGGGCCCGGTGGGTCCGGCTATCTGACTGACCCAAACCGGTCCGGCTGCGCGCTTACGCTCGACGCCGGGCAGCCAACCGCAGCGGCGTCCTCGTTCGAGTCCGTTCCTTCTACAGTCGTCGCATTTCCACCCGGACTGACGGTCTTGGCTAAAGTGGAGTGCGACTCTGAGTTTTTTCTTTCCGACTCCGATAGGCCGGCCTCGGCGAGTACGAAGCCGAGGGCTTCGGCCACTATGTCCTCGGGCCCGCCTCCAATGAAGAGATCCGGCGTCGCCGGCGCTCCGTCGATTTCAAGTCCGGTTACTTCTTCTAGGCCCCATTTCAGGTACTCGCGATCAATCTCGGCAGCCAGGAGCGCGGCCTCTGCCTCTTGCTCCGCACCCTGGGGGCCGGCCTCAAGAAAATGCTGGCGGCTGATCGTCTCTCGAATGCTCCGCGTCAGTTCTATTCGCCGCCCGAACGACATCCGCCGAATTCGGTAGCCTACACCTGGTCGGACGAGTGAGGCCTTGTGCACTGTGCTTTCGTATTTCATATCGCACTAGCCAAAAGCCACGACCATTTCATCGTTCGCCGTACCTTTCGCTCGGGAATTGGAAAACTTCCACTTCAACACCCGGTCCCCGTCGTCGAACTCGGGAACCGAAGGCGTCAAGCTGGGCAGGTACACGCCCAAGAGTTGGCCGGGCGACTGGCCAAGCTGGAACATGGCCTGGATTGGCGTCTCAGCCCGGGCGCTTGCATAGAGGCCTCGTGTCGCCTCATCGTCGACTTCAAATAGCTCAATCTCGGCGGTCACCCTACGCTGTCCGGGGGCGGCGCACTGCGGTAGCGACGTTCCAAATTCTCGATTTCTGAGATCCAGATCGTTGTCCAACTCGACTACGGCTGACGTCATCGTCAAGAACTTCGTTGCTGTTTGTCCGAGCCACGCTTGTCCCAGGTTGCCTGGAACCGGCGGCGGTGTTCCGCCCGACACCGCCGGCTCCGGAGGAAAACTAGAGAGTCCCCCTTGTCCGGTTGAGAAGGAAACGCTGTCGATGACGTCCTGTGCCGGACCTTCAAACTCCAGTTGATGGAAGTCCGCGTTCACGCGGACCCGGAGCCGCTCGACGGAAGCTCCCACGACAATTCGCTGTACAGCCGTCGCGGGGTCCCAATAATCAAAGATCGAGGAGCTGGGCAACGTATCTGCCGGAAAGTAGCTGATCGTCGGCGTGATCGCTACACCGATGCCGGGAGCCGCTGAGAATGGTGCGTTGGCCGTCACAGTATTCGCGTCGTTGATCGTCTCGACGAAACGCAACTCGCCGTCGATAGTAAAGCCCTGGCCCGCGACTAGATTGTGCGGAGAGGCAAAGACCACAGTCCAAGGCGTCGAACCCGCTGCGGCGGATCCGCCTGTAAAGATAGTCGGGTCCGCTCCCATTCCCGACTGAATCAAAGCGCCCGCGGCGGGAGGCGACGACGGGGTCCCGTTCTCAACCAAATAGGTTTCAAGCGAAAAATCGGTCTCCGTGCGACCGCCGGGGACGATGCCGGTAAAGGTGCGGCTTCCTGTCTTATCACGTCGGGTTGGTGCTTCCTTGCGCTGCCTCACGCCGAGACGGACCGCCGACAGGCGTGCCGACGGATCGATGGAACCCACTTGACCGAACGCCGACTCCACGTCGACATAGAATCGGTTTTGACTCGACAGAATACAGTCCGGCATATGTGCTCCCCTTCTTACCGTTTCCTACAGCCCGTAGTTTTTTAGGCCGCTGCAATTAGCTCGATCTCGATGCGGGCTGACTGGATGAAGTTGACGCCGCCTTCTTCTACTGGATCGAAAGTCGCCGCAAAGCGCCCGTCGAAAGCGCAGGCCTCCGTCCACTTCCCCCGGTTGGCGGCCAAGACGTTGCCGACCGCTTCCACCAGGCGGGCGGCATAGAGATCTAGGCCGCGAACGCTGCGCCCGCTTACCCGGACCTCGGCCACAACTGACACCCGTCCCGAAAACTCCCTGAATTTCGACTCCATCAGGTTCTCGATCCGCTCGCAGTACAGATACACCGCGGGAAACGGTACGATCGTCGCTCCATCAGCCAATGCAACGTCGGTGTGCCGAATCAAGACCTGTTCAGGTTTGATCTCCGGAATACGGACCATGTCGCGAACGGCGATCGAGTACGCCTGATCGTTGAGCCCGTCCGGGCCGATCAAGAGACCGCGAAGGGCCTCCAGCGCTGCTATTGATAGGTTTGCCAAGTCGTGTTCCTACCCTCGCCAAACAAAGCGCGGAATCGTCCGATAGGCGTCGGGCGATTGACCATCACCTACAGGACGACCGTCCGTTAGGCCTGTCGGAGGCATCGTCCACGCTGTGTCTAGCGGAATTGGGGTCGAGTTCTGCAGCCGCAATTCGCTTCCAGTCGTACCGACGTAGACATTCCATCCGGTCGCCGTCGGCGGCGGTTCCGGCATCTCAACCGACAGCGCGTGGTCTGTTGGGGTCGTGACCGCCCGAGAGCTACTCGCGGCCCCTTCCCTCTCTCCCGCCACCCAACTTGCACGCGCCATCAGCGACAGAGAGTCGATCGAGGACTGGCTGAACGACAATTCGATTCCCGTTGGACGACTTACGGGCGAAAATACAAGCCCGACGCCGGTCTGGAAGAGTAAGTCGGCCGACCACTTGCCCAACTCCTTGTACTCGATCCACTTCGCCGTCGCCCGGTCACTAGCTCTCCGACTGTTCGCGTCCCGGTAGAACAGCGACAGCGCCTGGAAGGTGTGCCACATCTTGAGCGGCGGAGTGACGACGACCTGTGAGGCGTCGAACCGAACTGTCGAGCGGCTCGTCGCCGTCTCGTGAGAACTCATCCCGTCCGCGAGAAAGAAGTTGCCCGGCCGCTGTCCCGATGCAGTCAACTGAGCTTCGATCTCTACCTGGGCCAACCGAATTTTTGATTCAACGTCGAGCCCCTCCGCGAGAGCCGTCTCTTGAATATCGGATTCATACGACCGCAGGTCCTCGACGGTCGAAATCACGCCGTCATGTAGTAAGGCCATCGCTACTCCTTCTGAGCTCTTCCTCTTCGGCTCAACGATCGTAGATCGGACTCGGAAAGCACTGTGAACTGAACCTGGGCCGCCCGACGCCGATCCTGTTCAGCCTGCCGCTTCACCTCGGCGGCGGCGTGATGCTTGTCGCTCTCTTCAGGCGTGGCCAGTTCAGCCGCGCCCTCTACGATCATCTTGGCCGCCGTCGTTCGACCGACTTCGGTGAACCTTCCGGCGATTCCGCCGGACTCGGTCGCGACGCTCTTGACTACGACCCAGTCCTGCTCAATCGCGTTCTCGATCTCTCGTATGCGCCCGTAATAGGTTTTTAGATTCATTCGCCTCTCCGTGGAAAAAGGGGCGTGCGGTCGCCGCCGCGACGTGACCGCACGCCCGCAGCGTCTAGGATTCGATCTGGATCCCAAACTCGGGTCGGATGGCCCCTGCACCGTAGAGCACGTCGACGGTGAATTGCTGTGCCAGCGTATTCGGCTGATAGCTCATCACCACGCGCATGCCGAAGTTGCCCAGCTCCGCGTACTCGGCAATCGCTCCGGTACCCGGCAGCGGCTGGGGCAAGCGTCGAATAACCAGCCCAACCGCGTCTCTGGCGAATGCCAGATTGTGGGTGGTCGTCGGCGAACTGCCGGTCTTCGGCGTGAACTGCGAGCGAAAGACCGTGAAGTCCTTCAGGCGTCCCACCGTCCCGTTGATCAGCGCCTGTACTCCAGCCTCTCCGGCTGATTGGTATTCACTGAACCGAGGGATCTGACGCAGCGCCGAGTAGGAGTCCGCGTCCACAACGAGGTGCCGCGGCTGGCTGGCCGGGGCTTTCGCTTGAAACAGAGCCGTCTCCGCTTGGTCCACGACGCTCTCCGTCAAGGTCGTGCCCGGTGCGCCAAGAACAGGGTTGCTGGAAAATTGCGCATACAGATTCAGAAGATCCGTCTCGATGCGCTCGGCGATCGCGATCACCGCCGGCTCCATATACACCCGAAGAAGGTCCGGCACGGCCAGCACCTTCGTGACGTCCGGCACCTGGAAGGTTGCCTCCGCGTGGGTGTTCAGTACGATTTGAGCGTTTCCGACATTGGGGTTCTGAGTCTGGACCGTCCCCCCTTCGGCAATGTTGTTGGCGCTCATCGCCGGAGGAATGGGAACGTTGACGGTATCGCCGGCCTGTCCAAGGACAGGTTCATAGTTCCGGTTGACGAGGTTCCCCATGACGAGGTTCCCCATAAGAGCTGGCAGCGCATCCGCCGCCACGAGCTTGACGATCGCTTGCGCGACGTTCGTCGAGGTAATCGCAGCCATCCACAGTCTCCTTTTAGCTGTTCCAAGACCGGAGCCGACTGGCCCGGCCACACTCTTAGACGGTTTCCGAGAACGCCCGAAGACGTTGTGATCCCGCCCAACAAAAAGGCCGCTGCGAAGATCGCAGCGGCCGTCGCTCCTTGGCGACCCGTGGACACTCTTGAGGACGCCTCTATTCGGCTCCCATCAATCGAGCCACTTCCTTCCAAGCTTGCTTCGTCTGATCCGGCTTCATTCCCGGCCGGATGTCTTCGAGCGCGAATCCTGCCCGACTCAGTTCCATCCCCTCCCGCGGCGTGATACCGGACCCGCCCGCGATTCGCGGTGGAAGCAGTTCAGGGTTCTCTCCCAGAAATCGGCTGAGATACTCGTCCAGCGGCAAACGCTCTCCGTGCAATTGACCAAACAGCTCCCCGTCTTCGGCTCTGCTCACGTCCTCACGCACAATCCGAACGGCCAGGTCCGTCTTCTTGACGCCGCGCTCTTGGAGCGCCTCGCGGATACGGCCGATCCTGTCCGTCTCCGAGACTTCTCGTCGAGTTCGTTGGTTCTCAGCCGCCAGCTCTTGGACTCGTTGTTCGAGTTCTTGCCTTCGACGTCGCTCGTCTTCCAGTTCCATTCGGTAACGAGAGGCCGGCGACGCACCGGGCGTGGCCTCAACTGGCGGTGTGGTGATCTCGCTCATCGCTGGCCTCCCTCAATACCGGCGCGGTCGATCTCGTCAAGAACCGCGTTCTTCGTTCCCTGGCTCGCCGTGTCGAGGTACTTGAGCGCCACCCTTTTGCGTACCTCCTTAGCCAGGCGCGGCGAGTTCAGCCCAAGCTTCTCAAGCTCCGCGGCGAGCTGAATCTCATCTCGAAGATCTGTATGCTCGAACTCGTCCAGCCCTGCTACTTCCACTTCCACCGTGTCCCGGCGCGCTTTTGCTACGGTCTGCACGACCTCTCGAACAAAATCCCTGAGCATTCCGCCGTATGCGCGCAAGACCTCATGAGTAACCGCGAAATCCCTTCGCTTGCTGGCGCCCGATTGTCCGAGGTTGCGCGCTTCACGTCCGCCCGCCTGCGTCATCAGATAGCAAACGCGATAGATCTCGTCCTTCAGTCGATCCAAGTTATCGGCGGCTATTTGGAATACCTTCCCCTCCGGCTCGGTCCAGCCGAACTTGTCGTCCGGGCCGAGCTGAATGTAGTACGCCTCGCCAACCATCTGTTGCCACTCCCGCTCGGAGTAGACCACCGGCATCGCAAACAGTCCCATATGTAGCGCCCAAGAGAGCGCATTGGACTTATTGAGATGTTCTTTCGCCAGAAGCCCCGCCTTGTTCGCCAACCACAATCCGTCCGAGACGGACATTCGAATGAGCGGAACACGCTTCAATGAAGCCAATGAATGACGCCCTTCGGAAACGATTGTCGGCTCGCCGGACTCGTTCTTGTCGCTTCGCCTTGAATAGACCCGAAAATGTTCGCGGTCGAAATACGTCCACCGCGTTTCTTCCACAATCTTTGCTTCGTCCGCTCGTGGTTGAAACTCGCGCTCCGTGCGCAGAATGACCCACTCGAAGTCTCCGGTCGCATCACGACTCCAATTGACGAGCTCTAGCGGGGAGCAGGGAGCAAGAAACGCTCTCGATTTGCCGGATAGATCCTCTTCGGCGCGCGTGGCTGCCTCGCCCGCAATATTCGGAAAGTCGATTCGAACGTAGCTTTCTCCGTAGACCAATGTCTCGACGAACGTCTGGCGAAGTAGTTCGAAAAGGTTCGTGTTGCGGCAATCGCAGTTCAGTACGAAGTCGTCGTAGAATCGGCCGGCCGCTGGTTCCTGCGTTCGGCACTCCAAGGTCGGCCGCGTCCGGAACAGCGATGCCGCATACCAATCAATGCAGCTCCCCAAGTAGTTTTCGTAGAAGACCCGGGCGAGCCGCTCATTATAGATGTCGCCGGGCTCCTTCTGTCTTCGGACGAGATGCATCGAAGCGTTACGACGCAATTGCTCGCCGCCGACATAGAGATCCCAGTACTGGGACCACATCGCCTTGCGATCTCGATATCGCGGATGTTCTATTTCGAGAAGTTCGATCATAGTGTGAGTCCCTAGCGTGCTAGACCAAACGCCCCGGTTGTTCGCCGATCGACTTCGTCGACAGATGCTCTCCCCAGAGCATGTATCCGAGCGCGTCCGTCGCGTGAGTGCGGTTCGGGTCGCTCTTGTCCACGATTGAACTTCCCGGTTTGTAGACGGTTTGTTCGAGGTCGTCGATCAGTGCGCTACAGTGCTTGGATATCGATAGCCGTTGGTTGCCCGCCGCGTCGCGGAGGTGGCCGTTTACCAAATTAGTGCGATCGCGAACCGCTGGGTTCTTTGATTCGAACAGGACCTCGGCTTTCCAACTTGGAGATGCGGCCGCGTGCTGTTGAATAATCTCCAAGTCGGAGTACTGACTCGACGTACGGCGTTGCCGTCCGCTGGCGTCTCCATAAAATCTCATGCCTGCTCTGTGCCCCCCGTAGCGCTGAGTAAACTCTTGTAGCGACTCTTCGGTTGATGACGAAGAGAGAATGATCTCGTCCAAGACGTGGATCGAGATCCCCTCGGACTGACCGATCAGTATGGTCATGGGATTGACGTTAAAGTCCCACGCCGCCAACAGCGGGAGATCCGCCCTAAGTTGCTTGTCGGCCACGTGATCGTCGCGGGAGAAGCTATGATAGACCCGGCCTGCGCTGAGGTTGCTGTATTGGCCCAGAACCTCTTGCTCATAGAACGATTTGTCATAGCTTTCCTCTAGGTTGCGGTAGTAGTCCGGAGTCGCCTCCAGTAGGTGCGTGTTCTCAAACGGAGCAGCCTGGACGAGTCCGTAAGAAGACGCACGGGCCGCAATAAACTTGCGGTAAACCCAATCAAATCCTTTCGGCGTCCACACAGCGAAGCCGGAGAGCCTCGCCGCCGCTGGATCTCGTAGTCTCGCTTCGAGCCTCGACCAAGCATCCGGTGAGCAGTAGGTCAGTTCATCCAATCCAAACCAGGCGAGGTTGGTACCTCGTAGCCGTTCCGGCGAATCGAGAGACCGGAATAGGATTGTGGCCCGGCTCTCCGTCAGAGTGACGGTGCGCCTCGCCCGACTCATCGTGAAGTCTACGCCTAGATCGCCGCAGTGCTCCAGGAATGCCCGCACGGTCACGTCGCCCAGCATGTTGTACGTGGGCGCGCCGATCAGCCCGGTTCTGCCCGGGTTTTGATAGGCGAGTCGCAACGCCTCAAAGCAGAGAGCAGAACTCTTTCCCGATCCGACGGGACCGGAAAAGCCCTTGAACCTCGTTCCCAA